AAAAGAAGAGCAGTTACTTTTGTTCTTCACAAAAAATGCAATATGAAATGTCCTTATTGTCCTCAGTCCGACAAAAATGACCCTTTATCTGACGATGAGATATTTGCAAATTTTGACAAAGCATTATCTAAGTTTGAAGAAGAATTAGGACAGAATTTTACTGTACAGGTAATGGGTGGAGAAACAACTCTTTGGAGTGATTACTTGCAAAACAAAATATTAAAGCGATGTGAAAACTTCAAGCATTTACACATATTTACCAATGGTACAAACAAAGAGTGTCCCTTGTATAAAGATGAAAGGGTTGTAAAACATTTGCACCTTCTTAATTGGAAGAAACAGATTTATGACACAGCTCTACCTAACGAATTGTATGATGTAATTATTGAAGACAACGATTACGAAGGTATTGATATGCTTAAAAAATATAACGGCAGCAATACATTACATATATTACCTCAAAAAGTAAACGGTTGTTCAGACCTTAATATGCCTTACGAGTTTTTGAAAAAATTGGGAGAAATAAATAACCCGAAAGTATTAAACGCTCATATTAAAAACTTCATACAAGAGGTAGAGGGGAATGGATATGAAAGTTCGAGAAGTATATGTAGGACCGGCAAAAGACCGGTTGCAGAAGTAGATTGTACAAAAATGAAAGTACGGCCTTGCTCTAATGCACGTTTTGAGTACGATTTTGATGATTACGATTTTACAAAACTTACACCTCAAGAAGATTGTGACAGATGTATGTTTACGTATTAATCTGTTGTAATTCGCAAAGAACTAAGTTATAATTATATTATCACCGGTTCTGGTGATAAAAATCTCATCATAACAAATCCAATCACATCTCTACGGAGGACAACTATGTCCAAAGACTCAATCAAAGTAAATGCTTTTTTCAAGACAGCCGTTAAGAAAGAAGTAGACTATCTCACCGAAAATCTCATTCTATCCGAGAAGCAGAAGAAAATCTTTAATATGTATTATCTTGAAAGACAGTGCATAGACTTCATAGCAGACAGCGTGAACTCAAGCAGGTCGGCAGTATGCTCTGATTTGAAGATAATTCGTGATAGAATAATGAAACTTATCTGAACAAAATCAGCATAAAAACAAGACCATATCTCATAAAGATTATTGTATCTTGATACACAAGGAGCAAATATGTATCAGTACGGTAATCCAGTCAATGACTTCTACTTGAACAATGCAAGACTTCCGCAGTTTCCACCTCAGAACATTCCGCAGATTAAATGCTTTGTAGTAACGAACATCAACGAAGCAAAGTCCGCTATGATAGACCCATTGTGTACAACGCTGTTCGTAGATACAAGTAACGGCAAAATCTACTTGAAGAAAATCGGCAATAACGGACAGCCACAGTTTTTAGTCTATTCGATAGACGAGCACATCTCGGCAGACCCAATGACAGAAATGAACAACAGAATCACGAAACTAGAAAAATATATCGGGAGGATAACAGATGAATCCGTTTCAAGTAATGAACGCTATGAGCAACCCACAAGGTTTTCTGAATCAGCAGTTGCAGTCACGAATGAATCAAATGGCACAGCAGAACCCACACGCTTACCAGAAGATGCAGGAAATGACATCTGGTAAGTCAGAACAGCAGATGAGAGAAACTGCTATGAACCTTGCTAAACAGCAGGGTATCGACTTAAAGCAGTTTGCAAGCACGTTTGGAATCAAATTGTGATAACACGGAACAAGGCGACAACCTTTCTGTCAAATCTAACAAAATCGATAGTTAGTTCCGCAGATTATCAATGCAGTGACAAAGTTTCGTCGAAATATTGTCATTAGCATAAACAAATTGATAAAAACTTAATATAAAAGGAGAACGCTTATGACAGTAAGTGACAACGGAGCACCTATGATTATGGGTGACGGTTTCGGTGGCGGTGGCTTTATCTGGGCTTTCCTTATCTTTGCACTCTTAATGGGTAACGGCGGATTCGGATTCGGCGGTAATGCTAACGGCAATTCAAATGCTATACAGGCAGATGTGAACCGTGGCTTTGACAATCAGAACCTGCAGAATCAGACCAGAGATATTCTCTCTGCGGTAACAAACGGTACTGCACAGTCTGTAGCAGCTTCAAATCAGGTATACCACGACCTCGTAAACAATCTCGGTGACAAGTATTCAGAACTTGCCCGTGATGTTGCAGGTGTAAGTGCAGGTGTTCAGCAGGCTATCGCAAATCAGAACGAATGTTGTTGCGGTACAAAAATGCTCATAGCAGAAACAGGAGCAGGTATCAATGCAAATATTGCACAGAACCGCTTCGACAATGCTATGAACACAGCTGCAATCAACGCAACTACTACTGCACAGACGCAGAAAATCTTAGACGCTATTCAGCAGAATAAGATTGACGCTTTACAGAGTCGTGTGAATCAGCTCGAAACACAGAATATGCTTAGTGGTGTCGTAAGATATCCGACAAGCACAACTTACTCGGCAGGAGCAAGTCCGTTCTGCGGCAACAATTTCGGCTATCCAATCTACGCTTAAGTTGTAAAGGAAAACTTGACAACTCCCTTCTAGGTGACTAATTCCATTCGTATGAATGTTGACATAACGGGGAGGCAACTCCCCTATTTTCGAGGTTACTATGGCTTGTAATCAGATAACAAGATACAGAGCATCATCAATTTCAGTTGCAGCAGGAATCACTACGATTACCCTTCCGGCTTCGCCCACGATAAATGCCGGAGACGTATTCGAAATTCTTCTTGCAACTCCAATCCCGGACGGAACGGACGGCACACAGATTTCCATTTCAAACGGAACTGTAACGGGAAGTCTTATGAACGGTAACGGAAACTACTTCCGCCCTACTCCATTAACAAGCAGAACGATTTTCTTGGTTCAGTTCTTAGGAGACCCTTCTCACTTTCAGATTCTCAGAATCTATGGTAAATGCGGACGGTAGATATGAAAAAAGCGTTTGAAGAATTAAAGAAAGATTTTAAGGAAGCAGTTTCGGAAATAGATTTCCAAAAGTATGACCCTTACTCAAGGACCTTTATGAAGCCTTTGTTTATAGGTCAGCTTATGGTTGCTATGAAATGCTTTATGGATGATGACCCCGTAGGAGAAGAACTTGACGGTGCAGAAGAATATATCGAAAAGTATCTTGCTTCGGGAGACTCTGCATATAAAGAAATGGCTTCCGACGAATTAAGACACGCTGGTATTCTGATGAAGAAAACTGGAGACGAACATCCTGCTCACGAAGCCAAAAGACAGGAACTTCTTAAGATGATTTCATCCAGAGTTGAAGAGAGGTAGTCTATGTATACAAAGAAAGAACTTGCAGAAGGTATCGGAAAATTCATCAACAACGACCTTATTCCGTCAACAGACAATGAACGGCTGCGGTTTGTTTTGTGCATATGTAAAAAGGCTATGTACGAAAATCCTGATATGCTGGATGCCTTTCTTGAAAGCCCTTTGATAGCAAGTGTGACAAGAGGTGACGAAGAAGATATGTACGACATCACCGTTCTTGCCAAGGCTATGAAGAGCGTATTGTCAGAGTACGAGTCATACCCTGTCGTCATTCCGAAAATCCCAATATTTGCACCGGACAGAAATGTCGTAAAGATAACCTCAAGCGACATAGATAAGATAATTGCCTATCTGTCGCCGGACGAAACTGTATCTTAATTTTCGGGGCGGAGTCTAGGCTCTGCCCTTGATTTACTCCGAACTCTTTTGGCTTTTACAATTAAATAAAACAATACGGAGGAGCCTTATGAACGGCGGAATTTTTATAGGAGTGCTCGGAGCAGCAGTTTCATTAATCTCTATAATCGGAGTAATCGTAAAAGTGTGTATGGATTATGCACAGGTTAAAGGCTCGGTAAGCCGTATTGAAGAAAAGGTAAATGACGAGTTCTCTAAAATCAAAGAGGACATTCAGAAAGAAACAAAGGATATCCGAGAAGACTTTTCAAAGGATATAAAGAATATAGAAAGTTCGTACAAGCAGGATGTATCAAACATTCAGAACGATATAAAAAATCTTGAACAAACCCACCTTAAAGAAATAGACAGAATAAAAGACGAAATGGCAAAAGACAGAGCATATACCCACGAGTCATTCGTCAAAATCACAAAAGACCAGCAGGAAATGTCAGATACACTCAAAGAAGTATCACTCGTTCTAAAGAGTTTCGAAAGCAACATCGGTCAGCGTCTTACATCTTTGGAACACAAAATAGATGCAATCACAACAGTAAAGGTGGTAGACAATGCTTAACATTGTAGTAGAAAGAATGAAGAAGTCATACGACTTCAAGGTAAATCCAAACAAAGAAGGTTCATTTGAAAACAACTGGCAGAACAACTCACTCGACTGGTTCTGCGTTTACAACGACAAGTGCGAACTTGCCCGTTTCCACTGTCAGTCTGTAGCAAACTATTGCTTCGGTGATATGAAGTCAAACGGTGCTACAGAACACGGAGACACAATCGCAGAAGGCTACTTCAAAATCAAATGCTTTGTTGAACCAAGAAGTTTCCACGGAGAAATCCACGGTATCATTGAAACAAAAGATATTGACGGTCAGTGGATTAACCACGACTCAATGCAGATTGGTGATGACGGCTTCCAGACAGGTCGCTGGCTCATTCACGATAAATGGTCAAACTCATTAAACAGAGATACAAACACCGCTTGGTCGGCAGGTTGTATCATACTTTCATCGGGAGACCTCGCAGCATTTAACAGAATACTTCACGCATACAACGTTAAATCCGGCGACATCATTTCCGGTGAAATAGTGGAGGAAGGGTAGAAAATGGTTAAGTTTGTTAAATCACTTCTTTTCGTTCTTGCGAGCATTGTTATGTCGCTCTGCTTAATTTATCTGCCGAACATCTCGGGACCAGTAAGCATTACCTTCATCGGTGTTCTTTCGTGCTATCTCGGAATTGATGTTGCAGATACTATCATCAAAAGTTCTGCTATGGAACAGGGTAAGTTTAAGGATATTCACAAACACAAATATGTCATTTCACTTATCTGTCTTGTTGTTATGCTCTTTATCTGTATGTACGTCAAAGATAAGAATGACATCACTACTGCAATGACTTCGATTGTATCATCGGTTCTGATTGTAATCGGAATACTGCTTGCCGGACTTGAAGGAAATAAAATTGCTGCAAACATTGACGGAGGCAAAGAGTGACAACCACTTTAATCTTAATAGGTGTCATTGTTCTTCTCGCAGTTGCTCTTTACATCTTCATCAAGCTGAACGCTAAGAAGAGTAAAGAGTTAAAGCAGCTTAAAGAAGCAGTTGAGAATCAGAAAAGAATCATCAAGAAATTTCAAGAGGCTGATAATGAAGCAAAGAAACAGAAAGACAAACTTGGTAAAGGCTCTACTTCTGATAGGGTTAATGCAAGTATTGATGTCCTGCGTGACATCGAAAACGATAGTTGAGATACCGGAGATTGACTTCCCTACCTTCCCTATCAGCACAGAAGACCCGAACATAAAGTTTTCTGCAGTTGGTAACTTTATAAGGATAGATTGGATAGCAGAAGGTCAGTACGCTCTTATACCAATAGATAAATGGGAGGAACTTGTAAAATACTCAGTCGATGTCAATACCGCTAAGAAAAAATACAAGGCTTTGCAAAAAAATGCGATACCAAAATAAAGAAAAAACCTTGCTGCAGAAAGAGAAAGCAAAATTCCGAGATTCTGCAGTATGGAAGAATTTCCGCAATCTTCTCAAAAAAGAACGCAAGGTTGACTTCGTTACAGGCAAACCTTTACGAGCAGGATTCCAACTTCATCACTGTGACCTTAATCCAGAACACTATAAAAATCTTAATCCAGACAACTTTGTAACATTATCAAGACTCTCGCACTCGTGGGTACACGAAATTTACAGATATAACTGGGAAGAAGTTTTAGCACGACTTGCAATGGTATTTCGAAAAATGGATGAACTTAATCCACCACCACCAGACCCTCAGCAGAAGCTGTTTGACTAAATCTCAAAATCATAGTACGCTATTTTTGTTGCCACATATTTGTTGCCACCTTCAGAGAAAACGTATATGTTATAAGGCTTCGGGACGTTGAGGTCGGGGGTTCGAATCTCCCTTACCCGATTTTTTTATGCCTGCACTAAAACATAAATCCTTATAACACAAACACTTAACATTTTCAAATCTGATGTGGACTTATGTGAGTAACAGTATTTGTTGCCACTTAGGAGTTTCCATATGCACGATAAAAGATGTAAACACAAGTTGCGAGAATGTAAGGATTTCTATCTGTTCATAAAACACAAGAAGTCGCATATCTATTATGCAAAGTTTCCAGAACACAATAAATGTATTTCAACCGGAGAGACTGACATAAGGTCTGCATATAAAAAAGCATATCAGATATTCTATTCACTTGGAGTAGAACCCGTTTCGTTTCATAAAGAACTTCTCGATATGTATAAAGACGGTAAGAAGAAATATTACAATATGGTTAAAAGGATATCTGACCTTATGCCTGACGTTAAATCCATTGAGCAGGTTTCGTTATCAAGACTCGTTAAACTTCAAGAGCAGTTATCAGATACGGGATTAAGCGGTAAGTCGGTAAACAACTATATGTGGCTTTTAAGAAGGTTGTGGAAGAACAGAGAATATAATCCGTTCAGCAACTTAAGTCCCGTAGGACATTCGAAAAACATCAGAGGTTGTTTTCCCGTAAGTAGTTTCAAAGGTTTCAGAAATTACATAAACAGACATAAGTACCTTCTGCTTCCGTATATTGCAATAAGCACGGGTATGCGTGTCGGTGAGTTCAAGACTGCAGAACCTTTGGTGGAGAATGGGAAGCAGTATCTTAAGATAAATGGTACCAAGACGGAATACAGCGTAAGGAAAGTTCCCGTAAGTAAATATGTATTAGAAGCATATCTTATGTTCAGAGAATACGGCTTTGCTTCTGCAAGTTGGAGAAAGTCTGTTTATATGGCCGGCTCTCTGACAGGCTTTGACAGTAAGTTCATAGAGGAGAATAACATCGTATTCCATTCATTCAGAAAGATGTTCAAGACGATATTGGAAAGCAAGAATATAAACAACTTGTGGATAGAATATTTTATGGGCCACAGTATATTGCAGAGTAATGACGTGAATAAACTTTATTTCAATCCGATGTCTGCTGATGACAGCTTAGTCTATAAGCAGGTCATAGAAGCGATGTCGTTCTTGGATTAAAGCATATTACCGAAGTTCATACATTCACCGCAAGACTGAGGCTTTTCCGTTCCCTTGAAATCTTCTATAGGTATCTTTTCCATATCTGCACAGCAAGTAGAAACAGTTCTCGTATTGAGGTTACATTCCCATACTCCTACAGCAGAGCGGCACATAGACTGAACCCTTTCAAGAGGTAAGTCGTAGAGTGAGAAGAGGGAATCTTTAGGTCTGTAAGGCTTTATGATTTCCCACATCTGTTTACGTTCTTCGTAAGTAACGTTGTAATCAGGGTTCTTTGAAAGACACGGGTTGATTATTATTCCTCTGTCCAAGTCTGCAAAACTTTCTTTAAGGTCGCTTATTTCGTTTCTGCACACCACGATAGACTGAAATTCTCCGTTCTTCTTTTTCGGTACGTTGCCGGTCTGCCAGTTTATTATATGGTGGTTCAATACGACATTTTCCTGTTCATACCATAAAGACTTTTCCTTCAGTCCGTTCGTAAAGATGTAGATGCACTTATAATCTTTGAGTCGGTTTAATATTTTATTGATAAGGTAATCAGAGAATAAAGTCGGTTCACCTCCAAGTATCTGTGGGAATACGTTGTGGTCCGTAAGCTGCTCGAACTTCGTAAGTGCATCATCAAAGTTCTTGAAAAGCGTATCGTCATCAGGAGATACTTCGTTTCTGCTTTGAAAACAGTACGGACAGTTAGCGTTACATTTCTTATTAAGGAGAAAAGAAACCTTCTGCATATCTTTCCCTTCTGAGTGCATATTCTGTTCTGTCTTCCACATAGTCACATACCGCTTCATTGATTCCGGCAGCCAGAACTGTTCAATATACTGGAAGAAGTGCTCGTCTGAAACTGTGGCCACGTCTCTATCATTTATATCGTTGTTTTCCACACATCTATAATTTTCAAGAGCATAGAATAATCTTTCAACCGGGTCTTTTATATTTAGGTCAATTCCTTCACCCTTGTAGATAAGGTCTGCAAAACTTTTAACTCTTCCACCCCTTAATATAATCGGGTTTCCCTCTCCTGTTGACTCATCAAGAAGTGAGTAGTATGTATGAGCACAGAGTCTGTCAAACCTTATCTTAAGATTCACTTCTCCGTACTTCTGATAATCTATAAAAGCGAGAAGGTTCTCTTTAGTAAAGTTTTCAAGAAGCCATTTTATCTTTTCGATATCCTTGAATCTAACCCAACTTCCTTTAAGTCCTTCAAGAAGGATATCGAGATTCTTTTCAAACATCTTGAAGTGGGTATCAGCATAGACAGAAGTTTTTGTAAGTTGGTTTTCTGTAATTACATTGTATACATAATAAGTGTCGGTTGTGTAACATAACAGCCACTTTTTCTTTCCTACCAGTCGTAAGTTAAAGTCTGTATCTTCTCCACCTGCAGCAAGAGAGTCGTCATATCCGATGTCATAGAAAACATCTTTGTGCATAAGACAGGTGTTGTTGTATGCGATTATGTTCGTAATGTTGTTTAAGTTTACGTTCTGTAACGGTGCGTGTGTTTCGTGGTCTTTATAGAATCTGCATCCAGTAAATCTTGCTGCACCTTTTTTCTTTGAAAGCACTTCCATAAAGTTTGGTGCAAGTTCGTCGTCTGCGTCAAGAAACACAAACCAATCGGTAGTACACATTTCTACAAGTTTCGTTCTTGCCTTTGTTACGATAAGCCGTTCTGAATTGATACACTCTACATCACCCATAGCAGAAAGTTCTGAGGATAACCTCTGACTATCGGGGTCCATAAGAAGCACCATTGTTTTTACCGAAGGCGACTGAACGACACACGATTTTACTGCCTTCCTTATGTAGTTTGCTTTTTTATAGCAGGGAATAAGAACGGTTGCCTTGCCGTCAAAAGTACGGTCTTCCGTTCCGTTCAAGAATTTGCAGTATTTGTGGTATTCGTTTAAGAAAAGGATATTGTTACATTTATAAGGTTTCGTTATGTCGTATGTGAAGACATTCTCGAAAGAAGGTATTTTCATAAATCCTCGATAATAACTTCTGCGTTACCGCTGTTTACAGGATTCTCGCATATTACGTTTTCATACTGATTGACATAAGCGTCCTTATCTCCGTCAGTACCTCTACCACCGTTTATTCCGATAGCAGCGTTTGAAGAAGGATTTGTTTCAGAACATCCGCCGTTACCACCGTCAAAGAAAATCATTTTGCCGTCATATGCAATGGCATATCCGCCTGCACCACCGCCACCACCGCCTGCACAGTAAAGCGTTGTGTCAGAGCTTTCTGTTTTAATGATTACTGATACAGATTTTCCTGCCTTACCGCCTCTGTTTGCTTCATAATATTCCTGTTCTTTGATTATGACGGGAACGGAATCTTCTCCGTCTTTAGAAGCAGAAATAAACATCACCTGAATCTTAAGGTCTTTTGCTTTTGAAAGTTTTAATGATTTGATTTCACCGGTGCCGCCATTACCACCGAACTTGCCTTCACCTCTCTGGCCGGCACCTGCTTTTACTATGAGTTTAAGATATTTACCCGGTTCTGACGGTATGTCGATTGAAGCGTCGTTTGTAATCGTCATCAGCCGTTCCTCAAGTTATCAATAGTCAGGTCTACAAGATGATGCAGTTCTTCGTTCATCTTCTGTTCTACTTCGAACCACTGGTCGTCCGTAATATTAGCATCAACATATTGTGATACGATGTTTGATATTTTGGTTTCTGTGTTTCTTACATAAGCACAGATTGTATCTGTTTTAGTCAGAGTTCCGATTCCTTTAGACCTCTGCTCTTTTCTTAACGCCTTCGCCCATTCGCAGACGGTTGTCATAGGGATATTCATTTGTTTAACGATTACGTTAATCGGAATACCCTGCGAAAGAAGTTGAGTAACAACTTTTCGTTCCTCTCTTTCTACGCCTCGCACATCAATTCCCTCTCCACCACTTTTAACGCCATAGTAAAACTTTCTATGCGTATTCTAAATCCAAGTCTTTCGTGCCAGATGTACCACCCGTCTGATAGCTGATAAATTCTTCTTTTCACCTCATTGTTCTTGATTATAAAATAGTAGTTCTCTTTCATCGGGTCTAACCCGATTGTTATTTCTCTGTTAAATGTTCCAGAACGGGACAATACATACAGCGGACTGTATTTTCTGCCCTTCCTCATATAAAAAGTATAACACAGTGAGACATTGCCAAGAAGACAAGTCTACTTTAGTTAGACCTCCTTTACTTCTGCAATTTCAATCTCGATTATTTTCGGATTGATACACTCCGGGTCTTCTGCAGTTTCCTGTGCCTTTTTGAGAGTGCCGTAGAAGACTGCTCTGTTAAGGCTTTTTACGAACTGACCTTTAGGTGCTTTATAACCCTCATCAGTCTTAACAACGTAATAGATTTCTTTTCTCATTCTATTCTCCGTAATATTTATGGTTCTTTGTGAAAAGGTAGAATGTATTGAAACATTCATCACATTTGCACTTTTCTTTGTCGTTATAAAAGTCAGGCCTTACTATCTGAATACGCTTGTTGCAGTAAGGACACTTTATATGTACCACGTGAAGTTCTTCCCAATCAGTATGTTCTACAGTAACGGTTCTGAAACTCATTTCACTTCTCTTACATCTGTTAAATGAATGGCATAGACAGGTTTGTCTATATGCAAGTCTGAATATCTGCCGTCAAATATCTCAATCTTTGTAATTCTTGCTGTCATATAATTACTCGTATAACCAAGACGGAGTTTACAAATTAAGCCTGCACCTTCTTCACATTTTACATCATAGGAAATAAAATCTTCATAACTGCAAAACTTTTTCTGAAACCGTCTTTCAAACTCTTTAGACAGTTCAGAATAAAATCTTTTAGTCCAATACGGCTTTACTTCCCTGTATTCAATCGTCTTTTCACCAGATTTTATTTTTTCAAACCATTCTTTCTTTAATGGAAATATCAGCATTCAGTCTCCTCTTCTACTACACAGATTATCTTCTCGATAACCTTCTTTTTTCCTGTCTTATTAAGTCCGATTTCTACTTCGTGCTTAAAATCAACTACGTTATACGGCTTTCCCCAAATTGTTACAATTTCGTGGCAGTTTGGAATATAAGACAACCCTGCGGTGGCGGTTATTCTTCCTTCGTGTTCAAAATATACTGTCATTTACTCCTCCTCTTTCTGCTTTTCCCCAACAAGAACTGCAAACTTATCCAATTTATCATATCCACAGTCTTTTTTATAAACAGGTTTCATTGATACCTCAAACCCTTCAAGTATCAATGGTTTTATAAAATCAACAACATTAGGTAATGAATGAAAATAAAACAGTTTATCCATATATCTCCTCTAACATTTTCTGCTTAGTCCTCCTATAGACTCTCTAATTCTTTTTCTGATTCCTGCACAGTTTTTATCAAATGTATCTTAATCAAGTTTAATATATTTTTTTTTAACTGCAGGTCGTGAATATATAAATCAGAGTCGATGTCGTAGCTGTAAGGAATACTAAGCTTAAAACTGCGTTTAGAGGTAAATCCTTTCTCACAACGCTTTATATATTCTAAACTTGATTTTGCTTCTCGTATTTTGCCTTTGCAAAGATTTGCCTTGTCTAAGGTTTCTATAGTCATTTGTTTTCTCCTACCGGCTCTGTAAAATGCAAAGACACGTCAAGTCTTGTGATAGACACGCCTTTTGGACATAAGTCCATTTCTGCGTTTCTTTTCTCTTCACACTCAATAAAAACGCCCAACGGTTTTAATACCTCAGCAATCTGCAACATCTTCTGGTTAAACTTATCAGCACTTATTCCTTCTGAGTTCATTTTTCAACCTCCAAATAAAAGTTTATCAAGAATCGTCTGTTCTTTTGCATACCAACCACTTTCAAATAGTTCCATTTGTGCTGCATATTCTTTAATGCTAAGTGGGCTGTCGTCTACATTTTTAACTTGATACTTATTGCATATATATTTCTTAAATGCTTTAAGAGAGGGTCTGTCTTCTGTTTCGACGATTAAACTCAACTTGCCTAATGCTTCTGCACACATCTGGCCTTTGTCGTTACGCCTACCTACAGCAATAAATTTAGACACTTTTTTTTGTCCTCCTATTGATGAAGCTATTTGCTCTTTCCATTGTGTCATTAAGTGGTATATTGTCTGTATAATCAATTCTGCCTTGTATCACATAATATAAATCATTTATTATGTCATCTGCTTTGGCGAGTTGTTCTTTATACTGAAAATTTTCATATCCAACAGAATGTAAGTGTTGGTCTAATTCTGTTGTAGTTATCTCTAATGCTGTTACCTGTTTTTTCAGGCTTTTATTCCCCTCTTCAAGTTCTGTATTTTTCTTTCGGAGTCTTTCGTTTTCAGTAACCAACGCTTTGTTTATGTGCTTAAGCTCTATGATGATTCCAGACTTACATTTTTCAAGTTCATCGATATAGTCTGCAATCTGAATTGAGTTATTCAAACCTCTCTTCTTGAAGCCGTTACCTTCGTAAAAGAAGTCAAGTTGGTCAACCTTCTCTTTAAGTTTTACAGCCTTATCTCGCCACATATTTCTAGCGTCTCTAAGTTTCTTTATATACCAACGAGTAAATCTTTTTGTTTCGAGAATGTTTAAATAATCCATTAGTACCACCCATTCCATTTGAAAATCTTAACTGCTTTCGGATTGAACTGATAAAGAATACGCATATTGTTTCTAGGACAACCGGAAATCTGCACTTTATTAAACCTAGTATTTCTGATGACACGGATTTGGTCGATGTCGTTTACCGTCATAAACATATCCTCAACTTCATCAACAATAACCACATCGGGTAATGTAGGCTGTGATAAAAACCACCCTCTCAAATCGTCCGTAGAAATAAAGGTTATGGTCTTTCCCTTGTATACTGCCTGAAGCCGACTCTTGCAGAGAAACAAACCGTTACCAAGTTTCCTCATAAGGTCGTCAAAAACGAAACCAGCCATTCTTTTGGTAGGCAGAAAGAAAACTACATCAAGTCCTTTCTTTACGCTTTTAACGGCAAGTTTCAGGTTGCAGTAAGTTTTTCCCGTCCTTCTGGCACCGACAAGAAGGATATACGGTTTGCTGCAAATGAGAACAAGCCACTGTCTTATTTTTGTAATCAGTCTGTAAAACATCTGAACCTCTTAAAAAAAGTCGCCCATATCTTAGGAGGAAATATGGGCGACAAGTGAGAAAAAAACTGTTAAGGAGTGATTCTATGCCTGAACACACCTTAAATATACTCGCCCTTTGCTTATTTGTCAAGTATTTTTTCTTGACAGATAAGACTTTTTATCAAAAAAAATTATTCCACTTCCACGAACTTTGTAAGTTTAGGATAGAAGTTCATATTGGAACTTCCGCACGCACCGTCTCTGTTCTTTGCAACAATGACCTTTGCTTCAAGAAACTCTTCTTCACCTTTACTTCTTTCGTGATGTAAGAAGATACATACATCAGCGTTCTGTTCGATACTTCCTGAGTCTCTCAAATCGTTAAGGGCCGGTTCTTTTCCTTCTGCGTCTCTTCGTAACTGACAGAGAAGAATGATAGCGATATTCAGTTCCTGTGCTAAATGAAGCAACTGCTGAGTGATGTCGTCCAGCTGTTCTACCCTCTTCATACTCGGCATTGAATGTTTAACAAGTCCGATATGGTCAACAAAGAATACCTTTACTCCGTTGATTTTCGCCATATAGCGAATACGAGACAGAAGGTCTTTTTCGTTTCTGATTCCTTCATCGTGGATATACAGAGGCATTTCATAGATTTTAGAAACGGCTACCTGCAGTTTTACGAGCTGATTCTGTGAGTGAACACAAGTTCCGTGTGTAATACTGCCGATTGTTAATCCAGACTTCAAGGAAGTGAGCCTCTTCATTAAGGTCATTTTCTGCATTTCAAGAGAGAAGTAACCGACCGGGATTTTCTGTTCTGCAAGAGCACCTGCCAACTGTAAGGCAAACGAAGACTTACCGATTGAAGGTCTAGCACCAATGATAATCTGTTTACCCAACTGTATGCCGTCAAGAATTTCAGATAACTTATCCCAACCTGTTGAATAGCCAAGATACGGCTCTTTGCTTTCTGCGGCAGCCTTTACACCTTCCAGAAGTTTAGAGCAGAGTTCCTTTACGCAGGTCGCATTGTTTGAGCCTACGGTAAGACACTTTGTCAGAGACGAGTCTACGTTTGCAATTACATCGTTTACGGTATCAGGACTTAAATCCTCGTTGCTCTGTAAAAGCAACTGCTTCATACTTCTTGTCTTGTAAAGTTTCTGCAGTTCGTCAACGTAGAACGACCAGTTTTCAGAAGATGCAATATGATTTGTGAGAGCCGCAATATTTGCAGGAAGAACATCAGGAAGTCTTGTCTGTAAAGTTATGAGATTAGACACTCCGTTGTTCATATAGTCTGATTTGATTGCCGTATAGAATTCACGGTTCAACGCAGAATAAAAGCAGTCGTCTGTAATCTGAGTTGAAATAACATCAATGACGCTGTTGTCTATCAGCATCATATTCAGAATAATTTTTTCGTATTCGTCGTTGTAGAAAATCTGATTGTTCACGCTTTCACTCCTCTGTGGCTTTCTGATACAAGTTTCTTAAAAATTATGACATCATTCATTCTGTCGATAATCGGGTCCATTGAGTAATCTATCCCCATAGCCACAAACTGCTTGAGTGAATTAGCATCCAAGTTAGTTCCAACCGCAGTAGGAAGCATATTGTTATATCTCAATGCAAACACAGTTCTGAAAAAAGATGCTTCGGTTTTTACATCTTCGCTTACTCCAAGTTCGTCAAAGACTAAGAACGGAACTTTTGCATAATGCTGAATTAAGTCATACTCAGTCTCTTTTGCAGCAAAAGACTTGGAAGACCTAATCATAGCGATAAGGCTGTGACATTCAAGATATTCACCTGCCCCAACACCGTTAATTGCTCTTTCGTGCATTAAAGCCGTAAGGAATGTCGATTTCCCAGTTCCAGAAGGACCTGTAACGACGAGAAGAGCGTCTGTGTTTTTGGTTGATGATAAATCCTTAACCTCTTCCCAAAACGGCACTGAGAAATCTCCTATGCGTGTTTTAGCAAATCTTTTTGGGATATTTGCAGTGAAGTTGCTCTGCTCAACAATCATATCTTTTTCGTGGTCCGACTTAGCATTTTCGTCAACTACATTGCCGTTTTCTTCCGGTGCCATTACCGAAATAGATTGCATCATTTTCTCGATTTCATTCATTACCAGTTCTCCTCAAAGTTGCCATTCTTTGACAAAGATTGTCTAACCAAAGAATTTGTGACAACGTTATTTTTTTTCTCAAACTTGATGCCGTTAATCAGCATCAAGAGTTTTCTCTCACCAAAGATGTGGTGGAATACATATCCGTGTTCAATAAGCCAATCGTCATTCACAGACTCTTTCACTGCTTTTAAGATTGTCTCATACCCATAGGCATCAAAGTATCTCTTGAGAGTTCCTTTGATAGACATTATCGCTATTTTCGGCAAAGGTGTTTTTAGTTTACCAGTGTCTAAGAGCGTCTTGTAGTTTGACATATAGGTGTCGAAGATAGTCTTGTAGTATTCGTTAGGATAACTACCCTTCGCAGACCTTCTTGGTTTCTGCTCTCCATTCGGTTTATCCGAATGTGTCGAAGCAACTGGTTGCGAGACAGGTTCGTCGAATGGGTTTGGTTCGTCAAAAGGTGTTGGTTCTGGTGAAGAAGACGAAACAGTGGTTGAGTCTTCTGAGCCACAAAGGTTATCGGTAGGAGTAGAGTTATAGTGTTGAGTAGGTGTTGTAGAAGTAGTTGTAGAATTGTCTGTAGAAATGATTGTATTTGTATTACTTTCTGACGTAATAGCTATTACATCTGAACGTAATAGGTCTTCCGTTTCAGCGTAAGAGGTATTACATT